CGTCCAGCTATTCGGTTTCCTCCTGGACCAAAATTACCACTAGGTGGTGTGCCAGTGTCATCGCCATAACCACCAAGATATGGTGTTTGATCATCCCCTTGATCGTTATAATAAAACTTAGTGGGACGAACTCTTCCCCCATCTTCATACTGGTTATAATACTTTAAAGGCATTAGCCAGGGCTAAACGTGGGAAAGTCTAAACCTATTCTATTGTTAGAAATATCGGCCAAAGTTTCACTTAATGAAGGCGCTCTAGTGGTCATAAACGGAGAAATGGCGCTTTGTGTTTGTGGAATGTTTATAAGCGGAGCATTTTGACCCAAAACAGGTTGAGGATTATACGCCCGTAATGGCGCATTGACATAGTTCTCAAGGCCTTGCATTCCTTGTGTTATGTTTTGTGGTACTTCTCCTCGTTGTTCTTTATCAAGCATTCCTGTTTGACTTAATGCAGCAAGGCCCAAGGCCCCTACACCAAGTTTTTGACCCATAGGTAAGTCTTTAAATTGATCTATTAAACTAATGTTTGAAGCACCACCTACTCGTGCCCCTGCGTCTTGTATGAACCCACCTATACCGCCTTGTTGTCCAGGAGTCGGACTCATTCCCCACATTCCTTTTCCGGGAACTTTAATCGTAGCCCCAACCACAGGAGTAACTCCTTGGTTAGCGTTAATTAAATCTTGTTCAGAAACACCATACTCTCCTGCTATGCTGGCAAGGGTGTCTCCTTGTTCGATTGTGTGTGTTCCTTTTGCAAATATTGATTTAAACCCTTGTCCCCCTTGCATACCCACGCCTGTAGCAAAATTACCTAATGCCCAACCTGTGCCGAAATCAGTTAAAGCGTCTTGAAAATCAAAATCACCGGTTTTAATTACACCACCAATAGTCTTACCTATTGCAGCACCCATAGGACCGCCATAAGAAAAGCCAACTAGAGCTCCAAGTGCCGGAGCCACTTTCTTAACTTTTTTCAACAAACGCTTAAAAAAGGAAGTGTATTCAGGCATTCCTGTCATTGGGTTAATTGAACCTTGCCCACTGCCCACGGTGTATTCCATCGGATCAAGGCCCGAACGAATAAACGCTGCATCGAGCATCTCATTGCCTTTTTGCCCTAATATTTCTGCAGGAACAATTCTTTCCCCAGGAGCAACGTGAGCCAACTCGGTGTCTTCCATTCGACCCATACTGGCCAAACCACCCTTGTTATAGTATTTAACTGGACCGCCATGGTTCATTCCCAAAGGGGCAATATTAATGTCTCTTGGATCCCCAAGTTGGTTTAGGCGCTCCATCGCAGAAGGTTCTCCTGCCTCTTGTCGTCTGAGCCTTTCTTGATTTTGCCTAATAAGAAAAGAACCCATCTTCCCTTTCATTCCAAACTTATCAAGTTCATCGTAAAGAGGTTGCATAGAGTCTTCAGGGCCGGTGCCTAATATCTCATCGACATACATTTCTGCTTCTTGTTCTTGTTCCGGAAGCATAAGGCCTGCCTCTTCATCCGGCATGTTAGACGCTTCTTGAAACATAGCGTCCATAAATTCCAGAATATTTGAACCGCTTAAATTACCCACCGCTTCTTGTTTCTGTTGATCTGAAAGTTCTGGGTTTCTTAACAATTCGTTTTTGACTGTTTCTTCCAGTCTTCTTGCGTTTTCTGGAGAAACCATGGAGCTGTAGTCTTTTTCTTGCATACCGCCAAGGCCGTTAAACATTTTCGTTTCTCTGTCTTGAGACGACATTTCTGGGGTCATGGGTAGTGGTCGCTCCGGTTGACGTTCGAACGTAGAAGGAAGGAGTAAATTCTGTCCCATAGTATTTTCTTCTTGATTAGACATACGCATGTTTTTAGGCATTGTCATTTCTTCTAAAGCTAAATCTGATAAAGCCATTACTTTTTCTTACTCCTTAATAAACTAACCATGCGTTTTGCAGAAGCCGCAGTTTTTGCTGTTGCTTTCTTTGTCCATTTACCGTTCTTTTTAACAAGAACGGTCTTGCCCCTGGTCTTATAGGGCATTAATATTTTTTCTTAGACTTACTTTTACTCTTTTTCTTAGAGCCTTTGCTATAAATAGCGTCATCTCCTGAACGAAGAAACTTTTTATCGTCTCCTCTCATCATATTTCTTCTTGCTGTCATTCCTGGCATGATATTTCCTCTATAAATTGATAGTTGTGGCACCATTAGTAGATACCGTTAATGAACCAATTGCGCCAGTGGCAGATAAGCCATTAGACGTTGTGCTATACAGCGTGTACCACTTGGAGCCGTCCCAAACTTGCAATTCACCCGTAGTCAAGTTCCAAATAATATCCCCTTTATTATAGTTATTTTCATCTCTTTTGCTAGCTAAAACAGAATTGGTCGTGTCTGGATCAAACGCAGAAAGGTTAAGCTCTAAAACCCTGACCAGTCGATTATATGTGTCTGGGTCAACCTCGTCATACGCCATAGGCAGCCCTGTTTGTAATAAACTACCCACTAACGTCTGCCATTAACTCGTGTGCCTATGCGTGTTGCACCAATTCTAAAACCAAGGCCTAAAGTATAAGAAGAGGTGTTGTCATCGTCTGATTCAAAACGAAGAACAATTTGTCTTGCTCGGCCACGAACATTAAGTTTTGTAGTGCTGGACGACACATTACTGGTTGATTTAGTGGTTAAACTATCCCCAGGGTAGTTTCTAGTTTTAAGAACACAATTTAGTAACGAAGCTGAGTTATCCCCTGTAAATTTAATATCAGGAATGATTCGACCTACATATTGAGAGCTCTCTCCGTCTTGTAAATCAAAATCTCCAGACTCAATATACACATTGCTCATAGGAGAGCCATCGGCATCGTTTCCTGTTTCTTGTTGGTATAAATACCCTACATTAGAAGTTGTGTATGTTGCTCTTGGGTATGCTTCTAATCCTTCATCAAGCCATGCGGTACGGTTCATTTCACCAATGGACCATACGTTTTCTAAATAATTGTATACAAGATAACGATCAATTTCACCGGAGCTCTCTGAGGGGTAGTACCAACCCACTTCATTGAACCGTTTGTTTAAAAAACCATGAACCTTATAGGATTGACCTTCGTTAATGTCACCGAACACATAGTCATGCACATCACAAGGAACAGGCTTTACTTGACCGCCGTAGCTATATATGCCTTTTTTATCCATCCAAAACACACCGACTGGAGTATTGACTATAGCTTTTGGCCCAATTAACCCAACCCCTTCATTCACTAGGTTTGTACTAAAGATAAAGGGTTGTCCTATAAACTTCATAGAATACAACGAGGTGTCTGTCCAAACTAGAATCTCTTGTCTTGCTCGTATTCCCCCAACAATACTAGAACCGGCAGATAAACGAGCAGAACCAGCAGTGTTCATCGACTTAGGTTCCCACTCAGTAATGTTTTCTTGATCGCACCAAGCAACAAGCATAGGGTCAATAGCCCCCGTTCGAGCAGTACCTCCCGAGTTTAAAGGATCTGCTCCTAAAATCAAAACATGTCGATCAATGTCACTAACTATAGCTTGAAGACCAAGCGTTGGTGGTAAATTAGCCCCTGATAAATCACTTAAAGCCACAGCTCTGTCTGTTCCCAGTGTTTTAGCACTGGTATCCCAATAGTAAATACCGCCCGCGCGTACATTCATCACTAGGTCTTCACCAAAATTATCATGAGACCAGAGCCTTAGTTGGTTGCTAGCAGACAAAGCACTTACAGAACCGAAAGTTCCGTCTCCCCATGTACTCGCCCCCCAACCTGAACCAGAAACATATTCATCGAGACCTACGTTAATTTGATAAGCACCAACAACGCTTGATCCACCATTACCAGAGTCACTTGCGTTTGCTGTAACGGTTGCACCGTCGGTGTCTTTCGCTTCAATGGTATAACTGTTTGTGTTTACAATCGTTGCTATTTGATACTCTTGGTTTAAAACATTGGCAGTAATTAACCCGCCCAAAGTAGCAGCACCACTAAATGTTACAAAGTCGTTTTGTTGTGCTCCATGAGAAGTATCGGCAACAGTAATAGTCGCATCGCCATTGGTGGCTGAGAAGGTTACATCACCAGCAGACGTTGTAGCTCGTATAGGGGTAACGTCATTAAAATTAGCACCTTCCTGTATGTAGTATTTCCAAGTCGTTCCTAATCCTAAAAACTTAGTGATGTTTAAGTCAACCCAAGAGTGTAAAGCACGACACGTTGATAAAAATGTTTTGGGTGTGTCTTTAGTCCATCCGCCTATCTTTTCAGGAAACCCTTTTCTAAACCGCATCAAATTAGCATCAAACCAACCGCCTTTAGCAGTCAAGGCCGTACCTTCTTTCTTTATTCCAGGAGTAAATTGTACTTTAAGCAACGCCATTAGAAATATTTAGTCAACTTTCTTTTATCGTCCATTACATCACCACAGGCTCTCGCTATTTGTTTAGTTGGTCCACCGGTATTGTAATACTGCATCATCTCTTTTGCTGCACCACCGCTATTCATTTTTGCAGTTTTAGCAGAATCTATAAAATCTTGTTTACTGGGTGCACCTTTCGCTCCAGGCGACCTCATTCGCTCACCTGAACCTGCTTTAATGCGATCTCGTTTAGCTTTTATGTTAGCGTACAGTCCTTTTTTATTCATTAGTTCTCTCCTTTAAAACTTTTAGATGACCCACTTGTTCCTGCATAGAGCCCGAACCAGGCTGCACCTGCTCCTACTACTATAGATATTAAACCCGATTGTTCAAAGCTGGGTTCCGGCAAAGCCATAAACCAAAAAGTAGTGTAGTAAAGCAAATACATATAGACCGACAGAAACGCTCTTGGAAAGATTCTCCACGAATCAATAGCTTGGGCTATAAATATAACCTTCTGATAAGGGTTATTGTTTTTCTCATCTTCAAGCTCCCTAATTCGATCTTTTAGTTCAGATTTTTCTTGAAGAAGGGCCATAAATTTATTGAGATCAATTTCAACCTCGTTGCGATCCATGTCTCCACCAAATCTAGGACTTCCGTATTGTTGTTCGTCACCCATATTAATCAACAGTTCCAGTCTCTACGGGCCCAATAATTAGCACTACACCTATCGCTTTTTATTCCACCACTACGAGCACAATAACTTTTCTTCCTGCTTTTGTCTCCAGGGTGTTTGCCCATTTTTTTGTCACCAAAAGTAATTCTTTTAACTCTATTTCCCCCACTACTGCATTTAGAAACAAAAACTACTTTGCGTTTCTTTCCATACCCAGGTTCGCCTTTACGGATAGCTCTGGGCTTATTTAAAGTTACTTTTTTACCTTTATACTCTGCCATTACCGATATCCTTCGTCTGCTTTTACTTTCCTAAATAAGAGTATAGATTAAAAAGAGAAAACGCTCAAAAGTTTCTCTTTTCCTTTAACTTGTATTTTGTCAACAAAGTTTAAATCAAAAGTACAAAATCGAGCTGTGTCTTCTCCTACCAATAAATTAACCCCTAAATCCTTGGTCCCCGATTCAAGTCTCGCTGCCACATTAACCGCATCCCCTATAGCAGTGTAGTCAAACCGTGTTTCCGAGCCCATGTTTCCGATCACAGCTTTACCTGAATTAATCCCTATGCCTATCTCCACAGTGGGCAAGCCTTCTTCTTCAAGCTCTTTGTTCAATTCTTTCATGTTTTTCATGATTAATTTTGCACAAATCAATGCCTTTGTTTCATGTGCGGGTTGGTCTAAAGGCGCGTTCCAAAACGCCATCATTGCATCGCCAATGTATTTATCGACAGTGCCTTCAGCTTTTTGCACCGCTTTTTGTTGAGCGGTCAAAGCTTTGTTCATAATGTAGGTCACTTGTTCTGGTGGCAATGTTTCTGACATAGCCGTGAACCCTCTTACGTCTGTGAACAAGAATGTTGCATATCTTGTCTCACCACCTAAAACCAAAAGCTCTGGGTTATCTTGTAGTTTTTTAACCTGTCTTGGGTCAAGATAATGCTCAAACTGTTTTTTGATTTGTTGTCTCAATTTGTATTGCTCTCTAAACCTTAGATAAAAAGCAGTAGCCCCCGTTATAAATTGAGAAATCAAAGACCAGGTAACGTCGATCAACATTCCTTGTTGGATTGTCCAATAGCCATAATACGCCGTTAGAGACATTACTATAAGAAACGATACCAACCCTAAGGTCATACCCAACATGTTTAACAGAACCCAAACTAGGGCGATCGTGACTACAAATATGCCCACCTCTAAAGCTATTGCGTAATCTGGAACATAAGGACTGTTCTCAACTAAAACGCTTTCTGCTAATGCTGCTTGTATTTTATGTGGCTCTAAAAGCTTGCCATTTGGAACGGACAGTTGTGGCATGATCCCTTTGGCTGTAAATCCCACAAAAACAAACTTGCCCTCAACATCCATTTGTTTTAAATCGGTTTGCGGTGTGTCTACCCAACTGATCCATTTTCTGCCCAAAGAATCCACCGAAACAGGCGGTAAACCCTTAACTCTTATTTGCTCTAAACCATTTTCATTTGTTTTAATGACATAGGTTTCGGCTCCTGCTAGAATCTTCAAAACTTCAATCCCGTAAGCGGGAATCCAACCATCAGGAGTCCTCAATAATAATGGCAATCTTCTTACTAACGAATCTACTTCTGTTCGTGCAACTGCTATACCTTGAGATGCGCTATCCCTAAGTATTGGTATGTTTTCAACGACACCCGTTGCCTTAATTCCGCCCTTGTCGTTTCCTAAAATGACGGTTCCTGTTGTTTGTGGGTATTGATTGTTGTCATGCTCAAACATGGCAAGAATGCTCGGAGCATATGTCAATGCCTGCGCAAACTCTTCATCGCCACCAAAACGGTCTGGTTGTGGAAAGGCG